TAACACCTAGCGTACCAGATAGGACACCAGAGTTATTAGTTGCGTCTGTAATAAAAGTAAAGAATCCAGTGCTATCATCGTAACCAAAGAAACCATTCTTAGCAACTGTTCCATTATGCCAGCGGAATTGAACACCACGATCTAAGTTGTTATCTACTGTTGGAACAGTATCACCACCCAACTGTAGAATTAAGTTATCTAAGTTAACAGTACTAGAATTAACTGTAGTAGTTGTACCATTGACTGTTAAGTTACCAGTGATAACTGTATTGGCATTATTTAATGTTAGCGTACCAGTCACAGCACCGATAGAAACTGTAGTAGCTGCTCCACCAATATTAAGAGTAGTGGCTACGGTATTGTATAAGTTCTGAGTAGTATTAGAACCAACAACAGTACCTGGACGAAGTGTTAGAGTTGCTGCAGTAGCATTACCGATAGCTAGTGTAGTTGCTGCACCATAAGCATTAATAGTAGTGGCTGTTGTATTGAAAATATCCATCGATGCACTACCAGCAACAACGCTAGTAGTTAATGTCGGACTAGTACCAAACACTACAACACCAGAACCTGTTTCGTCAGTAAGAGCAGTAGCTAACTGGGCAGAAGTGGCAGTTAAAGTATTATTTGTTAAGTTGATAGACTTATTAGTAAGAGTATCAGTCGTTGCTTTACCAACTAATGTATCAGTAGCTGCAGGTAATGTTAGAGTAGTAGTACCAGCTACAGCAGTGGCAACAAGAGTAGTTGTACCAGATGTAGATCCGTTTACTGCCACACCAGTAGTAACTTCAACTGTACCTAATTTTAGCCAATCATAAGCTACACCAGTTAAAGATATTGTGTTAGTTGGCTCAGCGATACCACTAATCAATAACCACTTGCTAGAACTTGCTTGTTTAACTAAACCAGTATGAAGTGCACTACCAGAAGTATAATTACCAACAAAACCAATATCTACAATATTAGCAGCATTACCTTCTGCTAATCTAATAATGTTATCGTCAATGGCCAAACTAGTAGCATTAATAGTAGTAGTTGTACCATTAATTGTTAAGTTACCTGTTACAACTAAGTTATTATTAACAGTTGTATTACCAGTTGCAGAACTAATACTTGTAGCAGTGGAGGCTCCACCAATATTAAGAGTAGTGGCAGTTGTATTTAATAGATTGAATGTGGTGGCAGAAGTAGTAAGATCACCACCATTAACTGCTAGGTCACCAGTAACAACTGTGTTAGCATTATTAATTGTAGTTGTACCAGTTGCTGCACCAATAGAAACTGCAGTAGCTGCACCAAAGGCATTTACTGTAACTGCAGTAGTATTAAATACCGCCTGTAGAGATTGTGTTCCTACTAGAACACCAGTGTAATCTTTTAAGTTAGTTCTGTTCCACTGACCAACTTGAATAGTACCAGTTCCTGCAGCATTCTCAGCGTAAAAATCTAAGTCACCATTTGAAGCTGCAGCAGATGTTTCTGCGATAATATAAGTAAATCCATCAACTGATTTTACACCACCCAGAGATGCCCACGCAGCTGCAGCATATCCTTCAAAGGAAGACAGAGTGCTGTTGTATCGAATCATACCAGTGGCAGGAGTTACTGGTCTTTGCCCAGTAGTACCAGCTGGAATTTTCCAGTTGCTAGTACCCGTGGCAGTAAGAATATCTAATCCAGCTAAAGAAGCACTAGTGCTACCCAAAGAGATCGCAGTAGAACCAACAGTAATTTGTCCAGCTGCCCAAGATGGAGCAGAAGAAGCACCAGTTGAGATAAGGAATGTTCCTGCAGCACCTGGAGCGATAAAGGAAGTTGATCCAGTATCTGCCTGATAAGGTAGATAACCAGCTGAACCACCAGCGATGTTAGTTGCAGTAACAGCGGTGCTAGAAGTACCTGCAGTAATAGAAGCTGGAGAAACCCACGCAGGTACACCAGATCCAGAAGAAACTAAAAGTTGTCCAGAAGAACCAACACCAGTAAATCCAATACTACTATTGGTAGAATAAGCAACTGCTCCAGAAGCAGCAGATAATGACGCACCAGTACCACCATATCCTAGAGGAACAGGCTGACCATTCCAAACAGAGTTTGTGGAAATGGTTTTATTGGTTAGCGTTTGTGCAGAGGTATTATTAATTACAATGGCTCCACCACCTGGAGTTGCACCATCATGAAGTCTAAATGTCTTTACTTCAGTGTCATAGGTGATCTCACCAATAGCACCTGTAAACGCATTGTTCTGGGTAGTAGTGCCTCTTCTAAACTGTACTTGGGTTGCCATTTAAAATTTCCTCTAATTTTGTATATTTATGCTTGCGCTTCTGACCAGAATAAGTTGATGTTTGTGGTAGCATTTGAACCCGATAAATTTCTAACAACAACTGCCAAGACATCGGGACCATCAGGATAATTACTATATCCACCAATTGCAGAATTGGTCAATTCTTTCAACTGTCCTAAGTCAATTTCAGCAAAGCCGTTAATTTGTGCCAGTGTCGCAAACACTTGTTCACCTGGAGTTGCAGTAGTAGCACTTGATACTGAGATCTGCGCAAATGAAGGTTGTGATCCTAATGCGCTAGTATTAACTGATTGCCAAGTTAATGTTGAAGCATCAATATTACCTGGATTTAAAATACCATAAACTTGAATATTTTGTGTTGATGTCATCTGTAGTTTTTGTAGCAATAACTGAGATCTATTAATTAGATCTCGTTCACCTAAAGTTCCAGATATAGAGTTCGATACAGATGGAGCCAATCTTAAGAAGAACACTGTCTTAGACTGGTTCGCAGTAAATGCTTGGTTAATCGCAGCATAGTTAAAGAAGTAACCACGATCTTGGTCAAAACCACCATCCATAATATAAGATGAACCCCAGTGATTAATAACTGGTGCTGTGGTACAACTAATAAGAATAACTGAATTAAAGCCATTACCAACTACATGAGATGCAGCTGCACCTCCACTAAATGTTTTCTGAGATCCACCAGCAAATTGTTGGAAGGAAGCACCTCTAGTGCAACCATTTAAAATATTACCTGCTTTACTGCTATAATTAATGCACTCATTTTCTATCATTACAGTTCCGCTAGATGGAAAACGATAACCATCTACCAACTCAATTGATGTTGCTGATTCACTAATATTTGTGGCTAATCTTCCAATAACAGATTCGTTAATAGCTTGATAACGAACAGAAGAGTTACCAGATCGCATGTACGCTTCATCGTTTAAGTTATTCTGTTTCATACGATGAACAAGAATCATGTTACCATCTCCACCACGAACCATATAATCGATGAAGCCAGCACCATACCAAGAGAATGAAATACCCAACATTTGCATTTTGTTGAGGTTTAGATTATATCCAGAAACTCCAGTACCATCAACCTTATCAATATTAAATTGAGATTGTGGGATTCTTTGATCTATAACAACTGCAATTTTAACACCAGTGGCATTTGCAGTTCCACGATACTCTGGGTTAATTGTCATTGAATTATCATTAGTGACAGAACCAACCATGTAAGTCATACCACGAATAATAATTCTATCACCAACTTTTAGCTGTTGAGTGAAACGACAATTCGTTCCAGATACTAATTGTGATCCTGCATTTACTGCAACAAAACCAGATAATTGGTATGTACCTGATCTTTTAACCACAGCCATTTCTGTTCCATCAAATTCCCAGAATAATCCGTTTTGATCATCGAATGGTCCAACACGAACAGATGCCCCATGCCAGTTTTTAACTGTAACACGAGGAAGATTGGTAATAACTGCACTAGTAGAACCTAGTGTACCCTGCGCAGAAACTGTAAAAATGTTTTCACTAACAATACCAGAAACACCGTATGTTCCGTTGTATCCACTAGTGACAACACCAGAAATTAGAACTGATGCTCCAATTTGTAAACCATGATCAGTTTCTGTGGTAATAGTAATTGTTGAACCAACAGTAGTATTAGCAGCTGAGATTTGATCAAGGTTAAGAACTGGATTAAATAAAACACCTGAAGTCCAAAGCACACCCTTACCTGATTGGTAACGCATATACTTTTTAGTTTGACGAGAAACAGATGCGCCATGCGATGCAACAAAAGTTCCAAGAGTGACGCCACCATCGAATGGTCGATGCATAACAAAAGCGTCTGACCTTGTATGAATAACCATAGCAATACCAGCAGATGCTACAGCACCACCAACACGAGCAGTGAATGTGAATGTTGTAGAGTGTGGTACAGTTTCTGCAAAAAAGTTTCCTGTTAATAGTGCGTGGTTTGTTCCAACAGAACTGGCAACACCAACGATAGGAGCACCTGGAACTAATCCATGATTGGAAGAGCAAGTGACTGTAATTACTGATGGGTTTGCTCCATTAGAAGTTACAGATAATATTGGCAATTGTGAACCAGCATAAAAACCTCCACGACGACCATAAGTAGAACTACCAAAAATTGATAGACCATTGGTGCCAACAATACCCTTAGCATAGTATGTAAAGGAAGTTGAAGTTGGAACTGAGTTAATAACAAAAGCACCTTCTGCTCTTGCGTAGTTTGAAGCATTTGTTAGACCGAAAATAATAACTGGAGTATTAACAGCAAGACCATGGTCAACAGAAGTAGTAACAGTGATCAATGATGGTGAATTACCATCAGTAGTGATGCTGGTAATAAACAAATCCAGTCCAGGCTTTTCAAAAATTCCTGGAACATTTCGAATATCCGTATAGTTCTGCCACTTAGTTGGCTGTAGACCGTATTCAAAGTCAGCGTCAATTAGTGACTGTGGATTTGCAACACGCATTCTTTCAATGGCATCAACACCGAATGCATATGGGCGAACAATATTACCAACTTGTTTAGGTGCGTCTGTATAAATGGCAATCTTATCATTAGCTGACATTGCCGAAGTATCTTTACTGAATGTTACAGTAGTAGTGCCATCTTGTTCGGAATAAAAAGTATTGCTGTCGCTAGGATCAAATGAAACTGTACCACTACGAGTTGGATCACCAATCGCATAAATGTTTTCTTGAATAGACTTATTTGCAACGATCAATAGTTGAGTTGCATCACACTTTCCAGGGAACTTGATAGTTCCAGCATTTGCAATACCTGGAGTAAAAATATATTTTTCAACTAGTTGGCGAGCCATGTTTTTCCTTTAGAAACCAAAAATAATAGAGTAAGCAATATAGTCAGCCTTAATAGACTGATCGATATTATTCAATGAAACGATACCATCAACAACAAGAGTACCCATGTTATAGATGTACTCAGAAAGTCCAGTTACTAATCCTAGATCTTCTGTAATTGTTACAACCAAGTCAGTGACTAAACCAAGATCCGACTGAGCATTAGTGGCAAAAACTGCAGAGGCTATTACAGTATCTGGATTAGCATTTTGCCAGATAGATCCGTTATATTTTAAAACCTGCTGAGCAGCAGGTGCTGTGATAGTGACATCAGTTAAACCATCTAATGTTGCTGCTGAGTTTGAAACCCACTGAACACCTGTTCCAGTAGATGTTAAAATATAACCATTGGTACCAGTGTTACCACCTGCAGTAACTGCACCAGTTAGAACTACACCATTTAGGGTTTTGTTTGTTAGTGTTTCTGTGCCTGATAGAGTAACATCAGCAGCAACAGCACTCCACTGAACACCTGTTCCAGTAGATGTTAAAACTTGTCCATTTGTACCTACACCTCCACCAGCTGTTAGTGTGCCTGTTAAGGTTGCAGATGATAAAGTTTTATTTGTTAGGGTTTGTGTGCCATCTGATGTGGCGACTGACACGATGGAAATATTGACACCATCGGTTTTTTTGAAAAATAGGTTACCATCATAGGTATTAATCGCAATCTCACCTAGCTCAATATCGCTAGTAGATGGAATTTTACCTGGAACTGCACTTCGTTTTAGAATAACGATGTTTGAGTTTAAGGTGAGTGTTGGGCTTGGGCTTCCGCCTCCTGAAGCTGCCATTATAATAACCTATTCTATATAGAATTAAAAACAAAAAACCAGTATATACTGGGAGTGGGAATTACACCCACTCATGTATTTAGCGTATTTTAATAAGTGCCACCATCAATTTGGAATCCATCCAATAATGAAGTAGCAGCACCTGCACCGATAATATTTGTTCCAACATAAATTTGTTTAGCAACTGACAAGCCACCAGACATAACAACACCAGCAGTACCAAGAGCAGATGCATCAGTAGTATTAGTAAATGTGATTAGACCAGAACCAGCAATAGTTGTACCACTGAAAGAAGAAGCAGTAATTGTTTTATTGCTCAGTGCTTCAGATCCAGCTAGAGTAGCAAGAGTACCAGTAACAGGTAGTGTTAATGTGGTGTTTGCAGTTGTAGTTAGCGCAGTACTATGTGCACCAGAAGTAGTAAGATTACCACCAAGTGTAATAGTCTTACCCGTGTTATCAACACCAGTACCACCATAAGTTGGACCAACGATAGTACCTTGCCAAGTACCAGTAGCGATAGTTCCAAGAGTAGTGATGGTTGCTTGACCAACATAACTTGAAGAAATGTCAACAGCATCAGCAGAGATAGAAATACGGTTTGTAGTTCCTACTACATTTAGTGTGTTGCCAGTCTTTGTTAAACCATCACCAGCAGTGATTTGACCAGCACCAGAGAACTGAACAAAATTGATCGGTGTAGTACCGACAGTAATTGCTCCAGTATTAGTACATACATAACCATTGTTTGCGCCAACAGTGCCTTCTTCAACAAAAGTAAATGCACCTGGAGTAATTTCGCTGTCTTCATCAGCATCAACTGTACGAGTCAATACCCAATTTGTAGAAACAGTACCAACAGTAGTAACTTTATAGAAACCATTTTGCAGCGCAGTTGTTTGATCTTTAACAAGAACACGATCACCAACAGTAAGAACTCTGCTATCAATAGTAAGAGCAGCTTGAGTGCCAGAGTTAGTAAGAGTTGCGCCAACACCAGAAGTTCCGTTGGAATATGTTCCAGCTAAGTTACCAGTTGTGGTAACGATAACTGAATCTTTAACATCAAGACCAGTCTTAACAGCATCAACATAGTTCTTGGTTGCAGCATCGCTAGACTGAGTAGGTTCAGCAACAGAAGTAATACGCTTGTTAGCAACATCAACAGAACCTGTACCAGTTGGAACTAGATTAACACTGTTGTTACCAGATGCAGCACTAACAGTCATATTGCCAGAAGTGGCAGTAACGCTAGTTGCTAGAGCAGCACCAAGAGTTGGAGTAACAAGAGTTGGACTGCTAGCAAATACTAAAGCACCAGAACCAGTCTCATCAGAGATAACACCAGCTAATTCAGCAGAAGTAGTTGCGGCAAATGCGCTTAGTTTATCTGCCACATAAGCAACAGTACCACCAGATCCGAATGCCACAGAAGAAGTATCTGTACCAGTGAATGTTAGTGTATTGCTTGCAGTAAGAGTTTTACCGTCAGCGATAGTTAAAGTAGAACCAGTCGCTGGAGTAGTAAGAGTAACTTTGTTAATGCTAGTAGCAGTGGCAACACCTAATACTGGAGTTACAAGAGTTGGAGTATTAGAGAATACAACAACACCAGTACCAGTTTCATCGGAGATAGCAGTTGCTAACTGAGCAGAAGTAGTGGTTAGTGTATTGTTTGCTAAGTTGATGGTCTTATTTGTAAGAGTCTGAGTAAGATCTGCTAGAACAACAGTACCAGTTGCGTCTGGAATTGTAACAGTACGATCCGCAGTTGGATCAGTTACAAAAAGTGTTGTTTCAAATGAATCAGCAGTCGCACCTTCAAAAACAATGCTACTATCTGAAACATTAACACCACTGATAGTAAGACCAGTGATAGTTGGGCTAGTAAGAGTCTTATTTGTAAGAGTCTGAGTACCATCTAAAGTAACAACAGTGTTATCAATACTAAAGTCGACTGTATTAGTTGCTGAAGTTACTGTTGAAGTAATACCAGTACCACCAGCAAATGTAATTGTATCAGTGGCTAAAGCGATTGAATCTGTACCAGTGTCACCAGCAATACCAAGTGTAGTGGTAATAGAAACAGTAGAAGCTGCAGTTAATTGACCCTGTGCATTAACAGTAAATGTAGGAATCGCAGTGGCAGATCCATAAGATCCTGCAGTTACTGCAGTATTAGTAATACTAATGGTAGATGTGTTTGCATTATCATCGTTGGTAACAGTAAGACCAGTACCAGCAGTAACTGCACCACCAATTGTATC